ACGGTTGTGGTTCTGAAACTCATTGCTCTCTTGCCTTCATCATTGCGTCTGCCATTTCGTAAGCGCGAATCGCCCGACTGTGATCTGTGCCGCTGGCATTGCGTGTTTCCATCGCTTGCATAGCCTTTGCCGCAAAGTAGTCACGCAGGGTCATGCTGACGGCGTGTTTGCTTGTGAAGTACGTTGGCAAGTCATAGTCCTTGGGAAATGCGTCACGGTATCTAATCTTTTCTTCGTCGCTCATTTCTTCATCTCCCTGACGTAGATTGCAAAAGAACTGATGGTGTCCTGACCAAAGCCAGTCAGCTTTTCAATGTGCTGTGCAACTTCTTCAATCGCCCTGTTGCGCATCAGTGCGTCAAAATCGTACGTGAATCTGTAAAGGGGCTGGCAGTCATCCCACTCCTTTGTGTCGTAATAAACACGGCTTCCTTGTTGGTATCTAAACCATGCAAACGGTTCAATCATCCCTACCCCCATTCTGTAAAAAATAAATTGCCGCAATAAACACTGCGCCAACAACCACCACCATGAACGCTCCAAACGCCATTAAAGTTACAGTGACGATAACATCCCACATGTCAACCTCCAAACAGCTTCTTCAGCTCATCATACAAAGCTCGCGCCTGTTTTAAGCCAATGTTGTTGATAATTGTGTCCGCATCCCACTGAGTTGTTATGGTACTTTTAGGTGTCAGCGCGGCAATGCCAGCACTCTTTGGCACCGCCTTCGGTTTACTCACAATCTTGTTGATGCGCTTACCAGCTGCTCTGAACTGTCTCGTTGACTTCAGCGGTGTGTAACTGGGTATACATACGGTATACCTCCCGTTGTGGTCTTTCACCATCTGGTTTTGTTTTGTGAACTGCGTAAGCAACGAGCCTATCGACCCTGAGTTGAACCCCCTTGCAACAAGTACTGAGCGTATCTCACCGCTGGTCTTGTTTGGGTTGTTCTTGACATAGTTGAATGTCTCTTGCGTCACGTTGTTGGTTGGCGTGAATTGTTGTGGTAATGCTTTCACTTTTTTCTCCTGTTGAATTTGTTTGTCGTCTTGTTCCCACGTTGAAAGCGCAGTGGACAGCGCGGTCTTTAAATCAGGCATGCTGCTTTTCCTTGTGTTAACTCTGTTGGTATCTCGACTTTATTGCCGAGCTTGCTTGCTACATAGCACCGCATGGCGGCGATGAGGGGTGTGTCTCCATACTCACGGTGTATTTTTTCAGTTGCCTGCTCGTACCACTGCCCTCTCCATTCACCGTTGTTTAAACGGCAAATCTCAATCCCCTCCCTCTCAATAATCATCCCACCTTGTGCCCAGTTGGTTGATGGGCTAATAGGGTCACTGTGTAAACCCATGTCCCCACGAAAAACTCGCACTGTGCCGTTGAGCACGACTGGTATGGACTTGAATGGTGCGGGCATGTCGCACTCGCACTTCACCACCGCCCAATCAAGGGCGGCTCCTGTCAGTTGGTTTGTTTTCATTTGTGTTTCTCTTTGCATGAGTGTTCCCTTCTCTTAGAAACTGAACTTATTTAAGATTGCGTCAACATTCTTCTTGACATCTTGACGCACAGCCTCGTTCTTGCGTAGCTCAGTTGGTGTGACACCAACCAGTACTTGTTCGAGGTCACGACGCGCTGTCTCCAACGCGGTGTCGTTCACAATGTTGAGTGCCTTGGTCAGGTCACACAACTCCAACGCACCTTCTACCAAGGTATCGTGAAAGCGACGAGGCTTCGCCTCACCTTGTACATAGTCAGTTGTCAGTCGGTCAGACATACGCTTGAGGTGACTGCCAAGGCGTTCACGCACATCTGCCATTGCATGGTCGATGCGTTCTTGTGTCAGCTTGTCGAGCTTGGCTTTCAACTCAGCCTGTGCGGCATTGCCCACATCTACGCGGAAGTCACCCGATGTAGGCACAGGCATATAGTTAACACGAAACGAAAACTTGGTCATGATTTCGTTGGCACTCGGGTAGTCATCTCTCTTGAACATATCGCCCAGAGCCATAGCCTGCGCAGTAATCAGCGAGGGGTAGATTGCCACGAATGACTTGACTATCGCAGTGAACTCATGCTCGAAGTCGTCCAGCTTTTCTGTGAAAGATATGAACGATGTATTGGGTAACAAGCGCAGACCAGAGTCAGACCAAGGTGAGGTCTTGTCATACACATACTGACGCGCACGACCGACAGCTTGCTGGATAACCTCCAACTCTGTACGACCTGCAAGCAGGTGTTTGTTGACACGCGCCGCATCCTTGGCGGCGGCGTGCTTGGTTGCTACAACCTCATCGGTTGTTGTCCTGTCCAGCTTGCGTGCTGTCCAGACAGAGGCGTTGAATTCAACGAGCATCGCGCATGTGTCGATGTTGTAACGGGGTGTAGTTGATGTGTTCATGTTGTGCTCTCCTTGGTTGATTGATTACTTGTTACCGAAATAAATTTTGTGCTCGGACAACATCTTGCCGAAGTTGGCAATGGTTGCGAACACACCTACACGCTGAGATGTAGCGACGGTGTTGCAGAAGATTGACTGCATCTCTGCACGCATACGCCACACATACTCAGTGACTGCCTCAGCTTCTTCGCGTGTCTGTGCACGAGATACAAACTGGAAGACTTGAATCAACTGCGCGGTTGGGTTGTCAGACATCGGTGCCTTGGCAGGGTCAGCGATAACACGCGCATAGTCACAGATGTCACGACCGAAGCGAACGAACGATGCCATTGCCTCGGCAGTAACGACACCGACAGTACCGATAAGTGCATGCTCGAGTGTGTCGTCGTCGAGTGTGTGCATGCCCTCGTCCAAGATGTCACCAGCGGCAACGAGGGAACGAGGCGTTGCATACGCGAGTTGTGTGGACTTGGGATTGAAGATGTGTGCGTTGTCTTTGGACAGCGTCTTACCCTCAAACTTGCCACCCTTCTCGTAGTCGAGGAACGAGTCCATGACCATTGGGTTGTTGTCAACGAATGCAATGACCATCGGACTGACACCCGCATCGGTAGCCCAACGCACCCACTCGACAGCAGTCGGCTTGCGCATCTTGACGAACACAAGACGATTGCGTAGGTGAGCTTGGATGGAATCGCCAAGACCCTCGACCGAAAGATTGGTAGCGGCAAAGACAACGCTACCCTCGACGAAGTGATAGTTGCCAACGCGTTGCTCGTAGACGATAGGCGCAAGAACATTCTTGATGAACTGCGGTGCCTTGGCTATCTCATCTAAGAACGCCATGATAGGTTTGCCACCGTTAACGCCGCGCTGATTAGTCTTGGATACACCGAAGCGTTCATTGGGAAGCTCACGCGACACGCCGTTCTCACGGTCAAGGTCAGGCATCCACACCGAGCCATCGGACAACTGAGTGCAGTCGATGGGGTCAACGGCAATGTGATTGGCAAACTTAGGCAGACGCTTGAGTTGATGGAACAACGCAGTCTTGCCGATACCGTTCTCGCCCTCGACGATGACGGTACGCTTGTGACCCACAGCAGAGATGAGGTCAATGACTTGAGAAGAAGAGAGGTATTTATCCATGATTACTTTCCTTTGTGTTGATTAAAGATTGATATGCAAGACCTTGCCGTGAGTGGGAACGAACGAGTCGTTGTCCACCACACCCCACAGAGACGGCATCGGGGTGCTAGGCGTATCGCAACCGAGGTATCCATCGGTTAGCCACACGATTGCTTTGGCATCTATCTTGTGCTCACGAATGTAGTCGACAACAACTTGTGGAGTTGTGCCACCACCGCCTTGAGGTTTCAAGAGAGATGCAATCTGCTCATAGTCAGCAGGCTTGAACACTTGGTCACCGCACACTTCGTTGTCCCACCACAAGATACGAACAGCCTCGGGTTTTACTTGCGAGAGCATACGAGCAATCTCACCAAAGAGCAGACGATAGTGCGGATACATAGAGCCTGATGTATCAGGTGCAAGGATAAGCTCACCGACTGTCTCGTTGAAGTGTGAGGGCATGATGAAGCCAGACGCAAGCAGTCGTTTGTTGGGAGGACAGAAGCGTGAGTTCTCGTCACCACTACACACAGACACAAGCCAGTCTTGCATGGATGGTATCCAGTTAGTCATGCGTTCCTTGGCATGACCGAAGATGTCACGCCCGCCACCACCTTTGCCCGCCAACTTACGAGCAAGCATCTCGCCTTGACGATTGGCATCGTCAATCTGTTTGCTCAGCTTTTCTTTCTCATCATCGGCAAACTCGCCATCCTCATGTGCATCGATGGGTTCATCGTATCCGTGGTCATCGCTGTTGCCGCCCTCGCCATCCTCGGGTTCCTTGCGTCCTTGTTTGATGAGGTCGTTGAGTACCTGAGGGAAAGACCAGCCGAAGTACTTGCGGTCAATCAGTAGCGTTTGTGTGGGGCGTTCAACGAATGTGAAGTTGGGGTCAAGCTCTTCGATGAGTGCGTTGACCACATAGTCCTGCGCGATGTTGCTGAGCTTAGGCATGCGCTTAATCTCTGCACGATACAACACACAATGCTTGAGTGCCACATGGAAGTTCTCATGCAGTACTAGGTAGCGCAGTTGCTTGCGGTTGAGTGGCGCGATGAAAGTAGAACCATACTTCTTGTCACGCCCGTTAGTGGATGCGGTAGGCACCTTGTCTGATACCTCAGACTTGCCCATACATATCACACCGCTGAGCAATGCAAACCGATGGTCACGCATGCAGTCGATGTTGCAAGCCTGAACCCGTTGGGTGAGGGTCATCTTCTCGAAAGTCATTTGCTTCTCCTGTTTAGTGTTTGTACAATTCTAGCATGCCTGTCAAAGGTTTGACAGGCTTAGATTGCTAGGGGTTTTTACCAGTGCACATTACTGCGCGGGTAATCTTTCTCCACAACAAATTGTGGAATAGTCTGCTTGACCGACTTCTTGTCCAAGTCCAGCGCCTTGAGGATGCGGGTCGACACCGTTTTGCGTAGGTCTTCTGCGGTGATGGGCTTGTCCAGTTTGTCGATGCTGTCGTTCTGGTTATTTCTCCATGCGTAGTCAAGCTTGAAGCCCTTTTGGTCGTATGCACGCTTGGATGCCAACACATTCACCGCGTCTTGACACATCTCAAAGAAACCATCAACCATTGATTGCGGTGGTGGGTCGTAGTTCGCTATTGCCTCGACTGCTTCACGATAGTGGTATGTCTGCATACCGCTGCCCCACGGACGACCTTTGCCGTTGCTCAGCTCTGCGCTTGCAACAAACTCAGGCAGTCGCATCTGTGCAAGCATGATGAAGTTATCGAACCGCTTGAGTATCTCTGCGCGTGCCGCCTTGTCATCGTTGCCCGACACCATTCTGTAATGTGGTGTGTGGACTGAATTCGCGGGGTCGAGGAACCCATCAACGAA